CCCATTTGGACAAAAAATTTCGGTGGTGGAATTTGAGGTTCGCCAGATTATGTCAAATCGGTAGGCGTGAAAAAGCCCGCTCAAGGCGGGCCAAATGGTCGGTCCGAGAGGGTTGTTACGCGCGCAAGTAATAGGCGCAATGGTCTTTCAATTCGTCCTTGCGCGAGATGTGCCTCCCACTTGGTTCCGGCGCTCGCCCAATCCAGTACATGCTCTGAGGCAACGCCGGGACTTTGTACTCGTATCGACATTGGCCGTCCCCAGACGGGTGCAGCCGACCATTCGCCGTCTTGCGCCAATCAGCGTGTTGGCAACCTATGCATGTCCGCATCTCACACCTCCACCGAACGAATCGAAGCCGCTATTGCCGCACCATGCTCACCACCGACAGTTTCGGCAATCATGGCACATTTCTCACGCATCTCTGCGACAGGATCCGCCTCAACAAAGCCGTTTGCCAGTCGGGCACGTCGAGCCGCAATCTTCTGACCACGGTATGCTGACCTCAGAGTACTGGGCAAGATACCAAATACTGACGCCGCATCCTTTATGCCGGCGCCAGGATTACCACTGAGCCATGCGTCGATTGAATTCAACTTCGCATCGCCGATCGCATTGTATTCAGCAATGTCCAAATCGTGTTTTTTCAACGCAATGTAGAGATTTCCGTTCCCGACACCAAACTTTGAGGCTACAGAATTTCTACTATTTTTTGGATTTGCATAATAATAATCCACCGCTTTCTGCAACTGACTCATAAATACCTCCACTTTTTGATTATTAAGCTGACAATTTGATTATATCTATGAAAAGATATGCGTGTCAAGGGGTAAAATAGAGGCCAAATAGAGGCATTCTGTAACTTATTGAGATACAAGGAAAATATACCACTTTTTACAACTTGTCCGCTTGTCCTGAGGGCGGCTCATTCTTTTACATTTATATGCGTTATATATAGATATAGATAGTATATATGTATATACATATATCTATTTTCTAACTAATTTAAGAAGAAATAGAGGAATAAAGGAACTGTTTTGAATTTAAACGAGTTTTCTTGTCCCGAACCATGCGGACATATTCAGGACTAGCGGCAACAACTGTGATTATTGCGCTGTGCGCGTTTTCACCGTACACTCCCCCGCATGAAACTTAAATGCTTACGCCCAAAATTGCTCGATCGAGCCAGGCCTGCCCCGGCCACCGGCTGGAAGGTGGATGCTGAGCGCGGAAACCGGCACCAGCGCGGCTACGGCTATGAGTGGGAGAAGCTGAGGGTTGTTATTCTGCGGCGCGATCATGGTCTATGCCAGTGCCCAGAGTGCCAGGGCGGGCGGTTGCGGCTCACTGTTGCCGATCAAGTGCACCATATCGTCGGCAAGGCCGAGGCGCGCGCCCGGGGCTGGACGCCGGACGAGATCGACCATCCGAGCAATCTGCAGGCGATCAATCGCGATTGCCATGCCCGAATCACCGCTAAACAGGCGCATGGAGGGTAGTACGAGACCGCTTGCATCTCGTACTAAATTGGGTTAGGATGCCCGAATCTATTAGTGATCGGGGTCGTACGATGGCAAATCTTGACGCAATCGAGAAGGACTGGAAGGCTGGCAAGCTATCCAACGTCGCAATCGGCAAAAAGCATCACGTCAGCGAGGCCTACGTCCGCAAAATGGCAAAAAAGCTCGGCTGGACGCGTGGCGCACCCGTCACGCCGCCCCGCCCAGAGCCGCCGCCCCGCGACCTGCTGCGCCGCCCGGCCGCCGACACGTCCGGCATGACCAACGCGGAGCTCACGCAAGACCTGACGCGCCGGATGCTGGACGAGTTGGACACAGTGACCGCGCATATCGGCGAGTTGGAGGATCTGATCGAGAGTGAGACGGCCAACGACCGGGACGGGCGACGGCGGGCGGCGATGATGAAGGCGGTCAGCCTGCCGGTGCGGTCCAACACGCTCAAATTGCTGCTGGCGGCGCAGGCCGAGGCGTCGGATGACGGCAAGAAGGGAAAGAAGGAAAAGCAGTTGGAGGCGGCAAAGGCGGCGGGGTCGGGTAAGTTCAAGGCGAGCGCGCCGCCGCTCAAGGTGGTGGGAGGTGAGAGATGAGGGAGCAACAGGCAAAAATTTACGCCGAACGATGCCACGCGGCGATTAACCAGCGTCGCAAATATACGGGGGACCCGTACATCGTTCACCCCGCAAGCGTGGTTGAATTGGTGCGCTCCGTCCCGCATTCCGAAGAGATGCTTTGCGCAGCGTGGCTGCACGACACCGTGGAGGACACCCATGCGACTTTGTGGGGTATTGAAAAAATGTTCGGTTCCGAGATTGCGACATTGGTTGAGCAGTTGACCGACGTGAGCGTTCCGTCTGACGGCAATCGCGCTGCCCGTAAGCGGATTGACCGAGAGCATACGGCAAAGGCGTCTGCCGCCGCAAAGACGATCAAGTTAGCCGACCTGATCGACAACACGCGGAGCATCGCAGCGTATGATCCTGAGTTTGCGAAAGTATATTTTGCTGAAAAACGGTCACTGCTTGAGGTTTTGCGTGAAGGAGATGCAGACTTGTGGCAGATGGCGCACGATTTGCTGCCAGCATGACTCGCCCAGTATGGACTACTTCATGTATGGATTGGGCCGACCGCATCCGGCGCGGAGACTCGATCATTCCGCCGCCGATATTTCCCGAACAAGCGGAAGAAGCCCTCGCCATATTCAAATCGCTGCGGGTTACAGACCAGCCGGGCAAGCCGACTTTCGGAGAGTGTTCTGAACAGTGGGTGTTTGATTTCGTGTCTGCCATATTCGGGGCGTATGACGCGGAGACAGGCAACCAACTGATCCGCGAGTTTTACCTCCTCGTCTCTAAAAAGAACACAAAGTCCACTATCGCAGCAGGGATCATGCTGACCGCGACGATACTGTGCTGGCGTGAGGACGAAGAACATCTCATCCTAGCCCCAACGAAGGAAGTAGCGGATAACTCGTTTAAGCCTGCGGCGGCTATGGTGCGTGCCGATGAAGAATTGAGCACAATCTTTCTGGTGCAGGATCACATCCGTACTATCACGCACCGTCACACTAAGCAAAGCCTGAAAGTCGTAGCGGCAGACACCGACACGGTATCAGGTAAGAAGGCTGGTCGGGTCATGGTTGATGAACACTGGATTTTCGGCAAAAAGGTCAACGCCGAGTCCATGTTTCAAGAAGCCCTCGGCGGGCAAATATCGCGCGACGAGGGCTGGGTGATTTATCTGACCACGCAGAGCGACGAAGCTCCGAGTGGTGTTTTTAAGGACAAATTGCAGTATTTCCGAGACGTGCGCGACGGGATGATCGTGGACCCAAAATCGCTCGGTGTGCTGTATGAGTTCCCGAAGGACATGATCGCCGAAAAAGCGTACTTGCTGCCAGAGAACTTTCACATCACAAACCCAAACATAGGCCGCAGCGTGTCGCGTGCGTGGCTTGAGGATAATCTAAAAAAGAACCAGCATAAAATTGACGGGGGGATGCAGACTTTCCTGGCCAAACACCTCAACGTGGAGATCGGGCTGAACCTTCGTTCTGATCGTTGGGCTGGTGCCGATCACTGGGAAGCGGCGTCACTCACCGGCCTGACCCTAGACAACCTGCTAGACCGCTGCGAAGTCGTGGACGTAGGTATAGATGGTGGCGGCTTGGACGATTTGCTAGGCCTCGCCGTGCTGGGCCGCGACCGTGTGAGTGGGCGTAAGCTACACTGGGGTCACGCCTGGGCACATCCGTCCGTACTTGAGCGTCGTAAAGCCGAAGCCCCGAGGTTCCGCGACTTTTCCCAGCAAGGCGATTTGACGCTCGTTGAACAAATCGGTGACGACATCGCTCAACTTGTTGACATCGTAAAGCGTGTTTATGACGCTGGGTTGTTGGACAAGATTGGTGTTGATCCCTATGGCATCGGTGCGATTCTTGAGGCGCTTGTCGGGGCGGGGATACCTGAGCAAGTTCCCGATTCGGAGGGCCGCATGGTCGATGTCATGGTCGGCATTTCGCAGGGTTGGAAGATGGCTGGCGCGATAAAGACTGCCGAACGTTGGCTCGCCGAGGGTGTTTTTGAACACGGTGGAAGCGAAATGATGGCATGGTGTGTCGGTAATGCCAAGGTCGAGCCGAAGGGTAACGCTGTGAGCATCACCAAGCAGGCGTCGGGGTTTGCCAAGATCGACCCGCTGATGGCGTTGCTTAATGCGGTGTCGCTGATGGCGCTAAATCCCGTGTCGGCATCCAGCATATACAACGATCGCGGAATCGTGAGCGTTTGACACTTGCTTGCTTTGTCTAAAACGGTATGATAGTGTGACCACTCCGCTGATTAGCGATATTCATTTTGAGGGATTATGCGCGAACGTCTAAGACAACTTGTATCCTTGTTTGACTTGCGTGATGCTGTCGCGTTTGGAGGACTCGGTATGGTTGGATACGGCATCTCCATGATTTATCCTCCTGCCGCATATATCGTATGCGGCGCCGTGTTGTTCTGGCTCGGAGCGCGTGGCTGATGGGCCTCCTGTCGCAATTGTCTACTCGCGCCACGTCGCAAGTGCTTGGCCCACCACGCGACCCTGTAATCGCTGAATGGTTTGGTATGGGGTCACGATCGTCGTCTGGAATGTCCGTCACAGCGGACAGCGCCATGCGTGTGACCGCCGTATTTCGCTGTGTCTCATTGCGCGCACAGGCTCTTGCGTCCCTTCCGCTAACCGTTGAACGCAATCTGCCAGACGGCGGGCATGAGACAGATCGCAAACATCCGTTGTTTGACAAACTCGCATGGCAGCCTAATCGCTGGCAGACATCATTTGAGTGGCGCGAGATGATGGAGGGTCATTTCTGTTTGCGAGGCAAATGTTATTCCGAGATCATTAGTTCTGGCGGATCCGGGGTCGAAGAATTGGTCCCGTTGCATCCCGACCATGTGTTTCCTTTCAGAGCCCCAAGTGGCAAGCTCGCGTTCAAATATTGTCCGAACAATGGACCGGAGCGCGTCATTCTGCAAGATGAGATGTTCTTTCTGCATCTGATGAGTTCCGATGGTATCAATCCGATCAGTCCAATTTCGCTGCATCGCGAAGCTATCGGTTTGGCTATGGCCACCGAGGAGCATGGCGCCCGGCTGTTTGGGAATGGTGCGCGTCCAGGTGGTTTGTTAAAGATGAAGGGGCGTCTAAAGGATACGGAGGCAGCCAAGCGTTTGCGTGAGTCGTGGAATGATATACACGGTGGCGTCGATAAGTCTAACAAGATCGCTGTACTTGAAGATGGTTTGGAGTGGCAGGCGGTTGGAATGACAAGCGAAGATGCGCAGTTTCTTGAAACACGCAGCTTTCAAGTCATCGACATCTGCCGCATCTTCGGTGTTCCACCGCACAAGGTTGCGGAACTGACACGTAGCACCAACAACAATATCGAGCATCAAGGTATCGAGTGGACAACAGACACTATCGGACCGCAAGTCGTGCGCTGGGAACAAGCCATGCAGCGTGATTTGTTCTACAGTAGTCGCCGCACACATAGCGCAATGTTCGATTTGGATGGCCTGATGCGTGGTGATAGCGAGGCTCGTGGTAAATGGAACGCCTCGTGTGCGCAGAATGGAATCCTGAGTCGAAACGAGTTGCGTCGATTAGAGGGTCGCAACACGAGCGATGCTCCGGGCATGAATGATTACACCGTGCAGTTGAATCTGACCCGCATCGGCGACCTCGGCAAAGAGGTGGTCAAACAACCACTTGCATCGGCGCCCGAGGTGTAGTATGTTGCGCGCAAAAGGAGATAGCACATGGCTATAACCGTAAATCAGGCCGGAATGAAGCACTGCAAGTCGCTGATAGCGGCTGGCGAGGTGAATACTTCGTCAGCGTGGTCGTTCAGTGCGGCAGACGGCAACGCCTTGCTCGGCGCGAATGGCGATGATTGGGTGGCTTACGGTAAGATGCACATGGCGGTTGACTCCGATGCCGACGCTGAGACGAAAGAGCATTACAAGTACCCGTTCGGCAAGGACGGCAAGGTGTACCGCTCCGGTCTGGTCGCAATCCGTCAACGAGCTGGGCAGCAAAATGAGACCGATGTGTACGACGCTGCCGGCATGATGCTGGAAATGATTGACAAAAAGAAGAACGGGTGGAATATGGACAAAGAAGAACGTCGCATCGTTACCGGTGAATTACGAGCCGTGATAGAAGATGGAAAGGCAAAGAAAATTTGCGGCCACGCTGCTAAATTTGACTCTCTATCCGAGGACTTGGGCGGCTTCCGTGAGCGTATCGCTCCAGGCGCGTTCGCCAAGACTATTAAATCCGGAGACATTCGTTGCTTGTGGAATCACGATGACAATTTCGTGTTGGGACGCAATAAATCCGGCACACTGCGCATGTCCGAGGACAGTGAGGGCTTGTATTACGAGTGTGACGCGCCTGACACCCAACTCGTAAACGATATGTGCATGTCACCTATCTCTCGCGGTGATGTAAACCAGTGTAGTTTTGGTTTCCTCACCATCTACGACAAATGGGTCAAGGTGGACGGTGAGTGGCTGCGTACGTTGCTGGAAGTGGAACTATTCGACGTATCCCCAGTAACATATCCGGCGTATGCTTCGACTGATGTGGCGGTGCGTTCGTTGCGTGATGTGATGCAAGCGGAGGCGCCGGGAGATTTATGGCGCTTGAGCTTGATGGCGCGGCGTCTTGATTTGGAAGGATCGCAGTAGCGTAAAATTCGGCAATCCGCTCGATACCCTCGACAGCGGATGCTATAACAGGTGTTCGAGTCGGGGGTATAACAGATGGAAAGGAATTATGATGAGCAATAAACTCAAAGAACTCCGCGATCAACGCGGTAAATTGATTGCCGATGCCCGTGCTATTTTGAACAAAGCCGAGGCTGAGAAGCGTTCCGCCACCACCGAAGAGACCGGTCAATTCGACACGATGATGAATCAAGTTGGCGTTCTGGGCGACGAAATTCGCCGTCACGAAGCGTTGGCGGAAGCCGAGCGCACCGCTGCCGCGCAGGTTGCTGCAGGTCTGGACAGTGCCACTGGGGAGGCACGCGGCAAAGCTGCTGATCCGGATGTCGAGTTCCGCACAAAGGCATTCTGCAAATTGCTGGTCGAAGGCCGTGGCGCACTGCAAGCCGACGAGTGGCGTGCACTGCAAGCCGATAGTGACACCGCTGGCGGTTTTATCGTCACGCCGGAACAGTTCGTCGCTGGCTTAATCAAGAATGTGGACGACATGGTGTTCATCCGCCAGCGCGCGACCAAGTATCGCATTCCGACTGCCGCATCTCTCGGCGTTCCGACGCTGGCGACTGATGCGTCCGATGCTGAATGGACGACCGAACTGGCGACCGGCTCCGAGGACAGCGCACTGGCTTTCGGCAAGCGCAAGCTGAACCCGCACCCGATGGCGAAACGCATCAAGGTGTCCGAGACACTGATGCGCATGAGTGCACAAGCCGAGCGCATCGTCATGGATCGTCTGTCGTACAAGTTCGGCGTGACCCAAGAGAAGGGCTTTATGACCGGCTCCGGTGTCAACCAAGCTCTCGGCGTGTTCACCGCGTCGAACGACGGCATCACCACCGCCCGCGACATCTCGACCGGCAATGCGGCCACAACCGTCACTTTCGATGGCCTGACCAACGCGAAGTATTCCCTCAAGGGTCAATATTGGAATCGTTCGGACTGGATGTTCCACCGCGATGTGCTGTCTCAGATCGCCAAGTTGAAGGACGGCGACGGTCAGTACATCTGGCGCGAGAGTGTGCGTGACGGCGAACCTGATCGCCTGCTGGGCCGCCCGGTCATCATGTCCGAGTTTGCCCCCAACACCATGACGACCGGCCAGTATGTCGGCATCTTGGGCGACTTCTCGAACTACTGGATCGCCGATGCGCTGGACTTGCAGATCAAGCGTCTGAACGAACTGTACGCTGAAACCGATCAGGTTGGCTTCATCGGTCGCCTGTCCACGGACGGTATGCCCGTGTTGGCCGAAGCTTTCGCCAGGGTCAAACTGGCCTAATCGTAACGGGGCGGCGCAAGTCGCCCCACATCCAACAAGGAGTGTACCATGAGCAATTTGAGCAAAGACATTAAGATCACAGTAGTCAGCCCCGCAGCCGTTGCCGCGCAAACCGCAATCGACAGTTCCATTCTGGACATGAGCGGCTATGAAGGCGTCATGTTCGTCGCCCTGCTGGGCGATGTGACTGTAAACAGCGTGTTGACTCTGACCGCCAAGGGTAACTCGGCAAATCATCTGACCGTTCCTGCACCAGTGTCCCAAGGGGCGACCGCCGCGTTCACTGCTGGAGCGGCTGACGCTGACAGCAAGGCACTGATGGTTGACATATACAAACCAGCACTGCGCTATATGTTCGCCAATCTGACACGCACAGCTGCAGATGCGGTCGTCGGCGGAATCATCGCCATCCAGTACAACGCAAAGAACCGCCCGACCACGCAAGATGCATCCGTGATCGCCAGCAAGTTCGCGTTGGGCGCAGCATCGTAACAATTCGGCGGGGCTTCGGCCCCGCTCTAAATTCAAGGAGTTCGACATGAGTGATCCAAGTTATACGCCAAAGGTTTATCACAAACAGGGTGGTGACGAGCATGTCATCGCATCGGGCGGTATCCAGCGAGTCGAATCTGGCGGGCAAATCATCGTCGAGGCCGGAGCGCAGGTTTTTGAAAACAACGGTGCGCCTGGAGCGGGTATTTCCGGCGGCGTTGGCACGGTATTCAAGTCGAGCGTTGAGCGTGTTGGCGACATCATTCGCACGTCCATCCTGATCGACTTGACCGGGCTATCTTCGTCCACAACCGACTTGGACATCATAGGCCAAGGCGCGAGTGCTGCGTATCTCGGGCAAATCACTGCGGCCAAAAATGGTACGGTGTTCTCTGGTCGCGTCAAATGTCTGGAAGCACCAGTTGGCGGTGTGACCGACATTGATCTGTATTCCGCGACCGAGGCGACCGGCGTGTTCGATGGCGGCATTGCTGCGCTGACCGAGACGGCTTTATTGACTTCTGGCGGCGCATGGACGCTCGGGCTGTCCACTGAGCTTGGCGCGTTGCCAGCGGCGGGTCAGTATCTCTACTTGACCGGCGGCGCGGCGGGTACTGCTGCAGCATACACCGCTGGCAAGTTCTCAATTGAACTCGAAGGATACGTTGCGTAATCCAACGGAGTGATATTATGGCTGACATCAAGTACAAGACCATCTCCTGTGGCCCGGCTGGTTCATTCCAGCCGGGAGATGTTCGTTTCGATGTTTCTGATGAAGAAGCATCTGCGTTGGTGCGTGGTGGCTACGCCGACGACGTGACGTTTTGCGTCGTGCCGGTACGTGAGCAGGCAATCGCCGTGCCGCCCGAGCACGCCGTTTCGCCTGCGCAACCCGTCACTCCGCCGCCAGGCCGTAGCACACCGCCGCGTCGCGGGAGTCGATAATGGGGCAACTCGTCGTCGTCACCCCACCGACGACCGAGCCTATCACGCTTGCAGAGGTGGCGGCGCATTGTCGCATTGACGAAACAAATCAAGAGCCCGCGCCATCCGCGCCGACCGTTGCATTGGTCAGTCCCGCCGCACCCGGTAACGTGGATAACGGCGCGCATCGCTATCTCGTGACATACGTGACGGCGGATGGCGAGACGCAGGCGGGTGTTGCATCTGCAGTTGTCACCGTGGCGGACAAGACGGTCAATGGCAAAGTGTTGGTGTCAGGAATACCGCTCGGCGGCGCATCTGTCACAGCGCGCAAGTTGTATCGCACGCTTGCCGGCGGCTCGACTTATTTCCTACTGGCAACCATATCAGACAACACAACGACGACTTATACGGACAATATCGCCGATGCCTCGCTTGGTGTTGGTGCTCCGACGACCAACACGACCGGCGACCCGTTGCTCAATATGCTCATTGTCGCAGCGCGTCAGCATGTCGAGCCACATCTCAAGCGTAGACTTATCACACAAACTCTCGACCTGTATCTCGATTGTTTTCCTGGCTGGACTCTCCGACTACCGGTGCCGATTCAATCCGTTACGGCCATCACATATTTTGACTCGAACGGTGTTGAACAAACGCTCGCTGCTGATCAGTACCTCGTGGACAGCACGACCGAGCCTGCGCGCATCACCCCAGCGTTCGGCCTCGTGTGGCCCGTTACGCAGTACCGCAACAACGCAGTAAAGGTGCGTTTCGTTGCCGGGTATGGCGCGGCATCGGCGGTTCCGCAATGTGTCAAGAACTGGATGCTCATTCGCATCAAAACCTTGTGGGATCAGCGTGACCAGAACGTTAAGCAACTCGGTATGCCGACGTTTGAGCCCGATTTCGTTGACAGCTTGCTCGACTCCGAGATGGTTCGGAGTTATTCGTAATTCAAGGAGAATAGTATGAGCGATTTATTTGCAGCATATACGCCAGGGCTGGAAGCGCCAGCAAGTTCCGTGTTCGTCATCACACCGCATGATACAAACGAACTTGCCATTGCGACCCGCGCCATTCGTGTGACAGTCGGCGGAGTGCTTGTTGTGACCGGCGCTGATGGCGTTGATTGCGCGTGTAATTTCGCCGACGGAGAGACTCGGCCCATTCGCGCCAAAAAGGTTAAATCGACTGGATCGAGTGCTGGTTTGCTTGCAGGCGTGATCGAGGGGATGGCGTAATGCTCGGTATCGGCCTCGGGATTCATAGCGGCAAGCGTTCGTTATTGACGCGATTGTCGGCCATTTTTCGTGGCAACAACTATGACGGCTTTGTCTACTTCCCGCGTGACATTTCCTCGGTCAAACAGGACAGCGCCGGCACGACTGCTGGCGCGATCAATAGCCCGTTAGGGATGATACTGGACAAGCACTTGGGGCTGGGGTTGGGGGCAGAACAAGTTAGTGCACTAACAAACTTCACAGCTGGTGGAACAAATGGCGCGTCCGTAGTTATATCAGCAGCATCCGTAACCTTAAAAGGTAATTCACACGCTTACGTAGCATTACCTGCTTCCGCTGGCGGCTGGGAGGTTATGGCAACACTGCAATCAGCTACGGATGCAACAATGATAGAACTGCGAGTTGGAACTGGGGTCGCTCCAAGCAATCAATACAGCGCATACACCTATACTGCTGCTGGAAGTAAAACAATTCGTGCCGTTGTTCCTGTTGGGTCAACTTCACAAGTATGGTTAAAGGCTAGCTATACTTCTGGGGATACAGCAAAAACTGCTGTTTTCACCTCAGTATCAATCAGATCACTTGCTGGCAACCACTCCATCCAAGCCACCGCACCTGCAAGGCCGGGACTTAAGCAAGATGTGAACGGCAAAGTTTACGCCGAACTCCTCGGCACCGACGACAACCTAACCTCTGCAACTGGCGGCGGCGGAAGTGCTGGCGGGTTCTGGTGCATAGCCATGAAGCCTACTGGCGGGGCTGGGACTTTACGGACGATATGGGCGGATAACGGCACCAATACTGGTTATAAGGTGCAACATGACGCCTCCAATAAACTCAGCTTGAGCGCCGGAAATAACACCGCGTTTACTACCAAAGCATCGACCGTAACCGTGAATGTCGGCACACCTTACGTCCTGACTGCCAAGGACAACGGCACAAATCTATCGGTCCAGATAAACAACGCAACCGCCGAAACCGTGGCGCGTCCTGTCGTCGTCGCAGGTACGGCGGGATTCACAATCGGAAAGGACAACGGCGCGGCCAGTAGCTTCGACATCGCTGACATTTATGCGATGGTCTACGTCAAGAACGCCTGCCCGTCCGCAGCGAGCGAAGCTATAATAAAAGCGGCTGTCGCTGCAGAAATAGGAATGACGCTATGAACATCAACCGCACCATTCTGATCGAGCAATCCCGCGCTCCGCTGGCCCGCGCCCTCGCCGCCGGACTGGCCCCGGGTGGAGCAGGCATGTTCCAGACTCCCGTTTACAACAAAGCCACGCAGGCGCTCGCCTACTACGTTTCATCCGGCCAGATCGGCGCGGAGTGGGACGCACTGCTGCCGCTGGAGAATGCCACGCAGGAACAGAAAGATGCTGCCACACAGGCGATTTTTGCCGCTGCCCAAGGAGCCGTCACGCTGGCGCAATGCGCTGACCTGATCGCAAACAGCATCGTGGTGGACTGCGATGTTGAGGGCGCGTATGTGACGCTTTATCGGTTGGGATTAACATTGTGACCATCCAAGTCTCCAACATGGACACGAGGGTGCGTTTTGAAAATAAATCCATTTCTCAAGACCCCGTGTACGGCACTGAGGTCATCTCCTGGTTGCCCAAGGCAACCGTGTGGGCCGAAGTGATGGACGTGCTGCCGACCAGGCAGCAAGCGGAACAGATGCGCAACAACACGCAGGTATCCGTCCGGCGCGCACGGGTCAGAATGCGCTACCGTTCTGACATCGACGCCTCGATGCGCTGCCTCATCGGTGGTATAGTGCATCAAATCGTCGGCGGCCCAGCTGAGATTGGGCGGCACGAATTTATGGAAATTTTGATCGAGAGAGTGAGTACATAATGACAAAAGTGACGATACGAGGCAATCGCACCGCTGATGCCGTAAAAGTCGAGGTCGATGGCGTCAACGTGGATTGTGTGTCGAAGATCGTCATCAATCCGATACTGCCGGACGGCCTTATCACGGCTCAGATCACAGTTCTCGTGGACGAATTGGATATTGCGCTAGACAGTGCCATATTGCTCAAGGAGGCCAAACAATGAACCGACTCCCAGACCTGACCGGGAAGACAGTACTTGTAGTTGGCGGAGCGCAGTGTGACATATCTGCGGCGACTGCCGACTATGTGATCGCTGCATCGAGTGGTGTCAGGAACGCGCCGACCGCCGACATGCTCGTCACCATCGACAACGTGATGCCGCCGCATTCTGTTGGTGCCGATGCAGGTTTTGCCGGTCTGCGCGTAGCAGGCGTTCCGAGCGATGACCTGACCCATGTGTATGTCCCGTTCCCGTACGAACACGTCCAAGTCGGGCCAAACCGGACCGTCCATGTGCGTAATAACGGTATCTCCGCAATTCGGCTCGCCGCCGAGCGCGGAGCGACGCGCATCGTGCTCGCTGGCTTTGACCCGAAAGGTTATGACGCATTCAACGCGCCGTATGGTTACGACGGAGTGACCGCTGCGGCCATTCCAGCGCTGATCGCGGAGTTGGCTGGGCGCGGCGTTGCGGTTGAATATTACGCCGCACCGCCAACGGATAAACCAAAATGGAGCCGTCGTGGCGGATAATGTTCACATCAAAGGCTTGAAGGAATTGCACGCCATGTTGCAAACCGTGCCGATCAAGATTGAGCGCAACATCATGCGTGGTGCCATGCGGGCCGGGGCTAACGTGATCGCCAAGCAAGCACGCGCCAATGTTCCGGTGTCTGAGCCGTCAGATCGTAACCGCGAGCGATACGGAGCGTATGCTGGTGCGTTGCGGGATACCATTCGTACTGGAAACACTCGCTCCCGAAAAGGTCGTGTTACCGCATCTATTCGCGCTGGTGGTGTTGAAACTAAAGGTTCCAACGAGTTTCAAGGCCCAACATTGAGTGGTCGCGCACTGAGCGGTGGTCCGGTGTTTTGGGCCACATGGGTCGAATATGGCACGAAGCCTCACTCCAACGGACGGCGCGGAATGCACCCTGGCGCGCGGCCAAATCCGTTCTTGCGACCAGCGGCAGATACAAAACAGGCCGAGGCGGTCGTGGCTGTTGGTAAATACGTGTACCGCCGACTGGAGCAACGCGGAGGCTTAGACATGCCAGACATTGTGGTGGAAGAAGAATGAGCGGTGTGGCCATTGTTCGCAGCAAGTTGGCAGGTAACGCTACGCTCGTTGCCGAGATACCTGCCGCCCGTATATTTTCGGGAGCCGTGCCGGAGAATACTGCCGTGCCATATATTTCGGTGAGGTCGGTCAGCACTGTCCAGCGCAACACTGTTGCCATGACCGAGACATTGAAGCAGGCGAGCGAGCGTGTTCAAGTAACTGTTTACGCCGCCAGCTACCCATTGCAAAAGTCGTACATGGCGCTCGTTCGTGCCGCGTGCCCCAACTCCAGCGGCACGATCAACGGTTTTACGTGTGACTCGATTTTACCCGCTGGCGATGGCCCAGATTTCTTTGACGACGTGCTCATGGTGTATGAGCAGTCGCAAGATTTTATGGTTAAATTTGCAAGATAAGTAAATACTTGCGAACACGCCGCAAGTATTGTAGGATTCGCGCGTGAAGAGTAGTCCCTTATCAACCGCTTGAAGGAGAGCATCATGGCAGAACGCACAATTATCGAATCGATGTCGGGAACGACCCTAGCAATCAGCGCATCTCTTCCGGCAACCTATGATGCTGCAGGGTACGGCGCAACATCCATCACCTACACCGCGATCAAAGAGATCGAAACCATCGGTCCGCACGGTATCACGGCATCGGTGACTGAGTTCACGCCGATCGACACTGCCGTTGTGACGAAGGTGAAAGGCTCCAAAAATTATGGCAATCTGTCCGTAACATGCGGATATCTGCCAAGCGATGCGGGCCAAGACATCATCGAGGCTGCAGCGGAATCCAATGCGCACTACAGCATCAAAGTTACATATCAGGACACCTCGGTCCATTATCTCGACGTCATCGTGACGAAAGACGAGATTCAGGATGGAGCAGTGAACGATGTGCAGAAGCGGACTTTCGATCTGGCAATATGCCGCAAGCCCGTAATCGTCGCACAGGTCTGATAACCGAGCATAGGCCGGGCCGGTGTCTCCTTTCGCTAGGAGCGCCGTGCTCGGTACTAACAATATAACTACGCCGCCAACACGGGGTGCCCTATGTAACCTAGCGAAAAGGAGTAACAAAATGGACATTCGTACAAAGTCAGTATCCGCGACCGGCAGGCTGCATCTGCGCGACGCTTCCGAAGAACTCATGTATACCGAGGACGGCAAAGAGGTTGCAGCCAATCTATTCGGGCCCGGTTCGAAGCAATATGCCAAGGCTCAGGCGCAGCAACAGAATCGCATGATGGACATGCTCAAGCGTCGCGGTAAGACCGAGCAAACCGCCGAACAAAAGCGCGAAGAAAATGCCAGATTCCTCGCCGACTGCACCGAGTCGTTTGAGAATTTGAGTTATGGCGAACTGACTGGCGATGAACTCAAGATCGCGGTGTATTCGGATCAGAGCATCGGTTTCATTGCCGATCAGGTGGCAAAGTTTATTGGTGATTGGGCAAATTTCTCGAAGCCTGTCGCGACGAACTGATCGTATTTGTCCGGCACAGTGCGTGGCTTAACACTGCGCCGGACCACCCCGACAAAGACAAGGGGAAGAAGCACAAGTCGCGGCGGGCGACGCTTGAAAAGAAATACGGCAAACCGTTGGCTATGCCAGAATGCGGCGCCCAATACATCGCTGCGTACTTATTTGACATAGGGCCGACGTTGCATGGTGAGATGGGCGAATACCCGCTGACACATGGCGAACTGCACGCCTGGATGAGCAACACTGGTATTGAGTTGAATGTTTGGGAATCACAAACGTTGCGGAGGATGTCGGTGGAATACTTATCAGCACAGCAAGCCGCAACTTCCACGACTGCGCTCCCGCCTTGGCGCGATGCGCCCTACGCCAGAGTTGATCCCGCCGAGCAGGCCAAACGTCTGCAGCGACATCTTGAGGGGTTGGCAAAATGATAGCCGGCATACTTGAGATACAAATGCTCGCCAACATGGCGCGCTTGTCAGATGACATGCGCCGGGCGGAACGCGTCGTCGGCGATTCGATGAACAAGATCGAGCGCAGTGTTGCCAGCGCCCAACGCGCCATGTCGTCGCTCGGTATGGGGTTGGGTATAGGGCTCGTCGCAGACCAGATGCGACGTACTGCGGACGCTTACACGAAGATGGACGCGCAGATCCGCTTGAGTACCAAATCGCAACAGGGCTACAACCAGGCGCTCACCGACATCCGCCGCATATCTACTATCGCGCAATCCGACATCTCGGCAACGACGATGCTCTACACCCGTCTGCTCAATACGACTGAGGGCATGGGTATCTCGCAGGCCAAACTCGCAACTGTGACCGAGACGGTGAGTTTTGGTCTAAAGGCGTATGGCGCAACAAGCGCGGAGGCCGCAAGTGCCGCACTCCAGTTGTCACAAGCGATGGGAGCAAACCGACTGGGTGGCGAGGAGTTCCGTGCGGTCATGGAGGCTATGCCCAACGTGATGAAGGTCGTGGCGAATAGCATGGGGGTTCCGCTCGGTGCCCTCCGTCAGTTGTCTATCGACGGCAAGATCACGGCGGATGTGTTGGTTAAAGCCCTTGGCGATCCAGCCATAGCCGCGCAGTTCAAACAAATGGCGGAGGCCACTCAGACGATTACCGGGGCATGGACGGTGGCTCGTAATGAGCTGACGTTGTTGTTTGGGGAGTTTGCCACTGCGTCCGGTTCAAATTCGGCCATCATCGCGTCGTTCAAATTGTTGTCGGAAAGCATCAAGATCCTCGCTGGTTTTATGAACGAGCTGGTCGCGGCCTTTATGATTTACATATCGGTCGTGTCCACCAAGTTTGTTATGACGACACTTGAGGCTGTCGCGGCGCAATCGGCGCTGACCGCAGCGCATGGTGAGGCGTTGGCAATGAATGTGGTTATTGCGCGTTCTGAGATGGCCAACGCATTAGCCGCTCGTGATGTTGCTGCAGCTCGTGCATGGCAGACCGGAGTCACCACCGGTCTGACTGCTGCAAACGCTCGACTCGCCGCATCGTCTGCCGCCGTGGCGTCTGCGACAGAGTTGCAGGCTGCGGGTTCCATGAGCCTATTCGCCAGGCTCAAATCGACAGTCGGCACTGCCGGCATTGTCGGATTGATACTGTTCGGCATTTATGAACTCGCGGACGTGACCGGGTTTATTGATCGCATTTTTGGCAACCTGAATGTTCGCATTGATGCTTTCACCAAAAAGATCGCCGAAATGAGTTTGGAGACTGCGAAACAAGAACAAGCCGCCGCACAGGCGGAGGTTGAACGCGCGCAGGCGGCGCAGCGTAAAAAGATAGAACGCGGCTTCGGTTTTGGGACAGAAAAAGATTTGTCCGAGGCGTTGCAGAAAAAACGCATCATTGACGCCAAAATTGAGGCGTTGGAATCGGCTCATCAAGTAAAACTCGAGAGCACATGGAGCGGCGCGACGGATGCGTTTAACAAGTTTCACATGACCAAATCCGAAAAGTATCGTGCGGAAAAAGCCGAATTGGACAAGTTGTATCTGGCAAACGTCGATGCCGCGTTAGCACAGAACGCTTCGAGTAAGGTGCAGATTGAACTCGCTGATAAATACGCCGTCAAGCTGGCCGACCTGAGTGATAAAGAAAAGAAGCAACACGAGTCCACGATGCTGCGCATCTATTCCGAGATGGATGCGAAGGTGCAATCTGACGACACATCTCTGAACAATTCGGAACGCGTGTCACTTGCGTGGACGAAATTAAAGAGCGATGAGAAAACAGCGCAGGAGGCGCTGAATTATGTCATGGCTCAAGAGGTGGCGATCAGCCTCGATCAGCGGCAGGCCAGCATCGAGGCTGACAAGGCGCGCGTCAAATCTGACGAAGATCGTAAAAAGCGTATCCAGGATGCGTTCGACAGCCATCAAAAATTTGTTGATGATGTCGCCAAGGCGGAAGCGGAGGACACAAAGCGGATCGCCTCAAGTATATCGGTCGCACTGGTCAAAGGTGTGTCTGACAACCGGGGAATGTTTGCATCCGTTCGAGATATTATTCGTGAAGAACTCATCGACAAACCTATTCAAAAAGAGATGACGGTGGTGGTCAGCGCCGGGGTCGATTGGGTTAAGGCACTCGTGGCAAACACATTGGCTACTGAGAAGAATACCGGCGCACAAGGCGCGAGTGGAACAAGTGGGGCCATCGGTACGGTTGGAACTGGCGCAATGTATGCTGTCGCGGCGTACACGGTTTTCAAATCGGCGCAAAGTCTCGGATTGCTTGGATCGTTTGATCGCAGTAGTCGCGCTCCCCAAATGATTGGCACTGCGTCCAGGGGTGGATTTGCTGGAAGAATGGCGCAAGTATCTGGAGAGAATCGTGGCGCATTTGGTGGAGGCACCGTTTACACGACTCGATATTCGGAGTTGACCCAGCAACAGCAAAAAATGATGGATACGTCCATAAAGTCGTTCCAGACCGTGTACGACACATTGGGCTCGGCTATTGGCGACTTGTCAATTCGGACGCGTAAGTGGTCATTTGAATTAAATTCTTCGGGAGACGATATTGCGGCACTGGCGTCAGGCATGGCCGATGCGCTTATTCCAGCATTGCAACAATTTCGTAAGGAGGGTGAGAACCTCATCCAGACCGCGCAACGCCTGACCACGTTGTTCAATTCGACCAGTTCGCTGATCGTGGCGTTGGGTGTATCCCAACAAGACGCATTCGGTACGATAGGCATTGCGTCAACGGATGCGCGTCAAAGACTGATCGATGCCGCTGGTGGGTTAGACGCCTTCAATTCGAAAGCCGGATTTTTTGTAAACACCTTTCTGACCGATGCTCAAAAATTGCAACCGGCTCTTGATTCGGTCGGGCGGACGTTTTATGAGTTGGGCATCACTGGAATCGAAACAAATAAACAGTTCGCAGATCGTGTTGCGTTGGAATTGAAGCTCGGAAATTATGAAACAGTCAACCGCTTACTCAGCGTGGCAGACGCGTTTAACACGATCACAGCATCCACCGTTGCGACCACAAATGCATTGAAAAATTTGCTGAATATTAACGCATTCAGCACGCTCCAAGATTATATTCGCGCAACAGTAACAGCGGCGCAGAATGTAGCGCCAAAGTTGACCATTGCCGGGGCTACAGGGGCGGCAACCATTGCCGGGGCTACGGCGGCTGCTGGAACGGCTCTGGAGACCGAGACTGCGGCGAACATATCGCTATCGCGACAAATATTGAAGGCCAAAGCGTTAAACGTTATCAGCCAGGGGATCGGTTGGGAAGAGGGGGTTCCAGAAGCAGGTATCCCGTCATACGACCGAAAAAGAATGCCCCTTGCCGCATACATGACCGCAGCGCGTGCTACTTACGAGAGCCTTCCCGCATTCGCCAACGGAGGTGTGTTCACCAATGGCATATTTAACACCCCCACGCCGTTTATGTTCGCCAACGGAGGCGGGTTCTCCGCCGGGGTGATGGGTGAGGCTGGGGATGAGGCCGTTATGCCCTTACAGCGCGGCTCAGACGGTCGGCTCGGGGTATCCATGAGTGGCGGCGGAGAAGTGGCCGCAGAGATACGCGCTTTACGTGATGAGGTTGCGATGCTGCGTAGCGACAATCGGGCCGGGCAAGTCGCCATTGCCACCGCCACGCAGCGTACGTATAAGGTGATTAATCGTTGGAACGGCGAAGGACTGCCGGATATTAGAGAAGTGACCGCGTGATGGTTGCAAAGACAGTAGAGACTGATCGGCACAAATTTACCTACAAGGCGATGAATGTCGTCTTGTGTGATGATTTCGGCAACGTCATATCCGATACGATCGGCCATTCAATAATCGTGACGGATGTGGATCATTATATGATTCATATCGGAGCATCGTGGGTTCATTCGGATAGAGTCAGCGTTACAAATGGCGCCAACAAAGATATTCTCATCAAAAACGGCACGACTGGTGAGATTCACATCAAGGATTTTGTCTACACTTCGGCACTTGCGAACGGATATTTGACGCTGTATAAAAATCCAACTATCAGTGCCAACGGTACGCAAAAAACGTTGATTAACAAGCATCTCGGAAAACAATCGCTGACGCCATATAGCGCCATCTATCAAGACCCGACCATTACAGATGTCGGAACGTTTCTTGAGACATATTCCGTCATCGGAAGTAAGCAGGATGGCGGTACTGTTCCAGGTGGCGGAGATGAGTGGGTGATTCCGGCAAGCACGAATATGTTGCTTCGATTTACAAACAATGGACCGGGCACCGACACAGTGACCTTCGCTATTAAACTTTTGGATATTGCCACACCATGAAGATGATCCGACCATTTGATGTCACGGATGTGGCATTGGTATCAACCACTGTGACAGAGGCTGACTACGCCGCGTATGTTGCTGCCACAACCTATGCCGTTGGGGATCGCGTGATCGTCGTCTCCCCGTCGCTTGCTGTGACGATCAGCAATTCAGCATCGACCGGATTACCGGTGTCTATCGCATGGACAGCGCATGGCTGGTCGAACGGGCAAGCGCTGTCCTTCACGACGACCGGAGCGCTCCCTGGAGGGCTGTCTACCGGCACGAGATATTATATCGTTGAGATGGCGGCAAATATTTTCTCCGTGTCATTGACGCGTGGTGGATCTCCGATACTGACCACTTCGGCCGGTAGCGGTACGCACACTGCTGTCATATCGAGCCACAAAATTTACGAGTCATTGGTTGCGAGTAACGTCGGTAATACACCGCATAAGTCGCCGGATTTTTGGCTCGACCTGGGCGCGACAAATCGTTGGAAATGTTTTGATGGTAGCGTTACATCTCAGACCGAACGTGCGGACACGATGAAATATGTGTTGCAGACAAAAGGTCGGGTCGATTCCATCGCGCTAATGAACGTGTCGGCTGCGGAGGTCGTGATCCATGCCGTTGACCGCACCGCCACCGTTACTATAAGCAATGGTTCACCAGCAGTCGTGACTTGGACAGCACATGCTAAGCTCGACGGCGAGAAGGTTTATTTTACGACTACTGGTGCGCTTCCCGCCGGTTTGACGGCGAGCACGTTTTATTATGTAGTCAACGCTGCGACCGATACGTTCAATGTGGCATTGACGGCGGGTGGCACACCGATAAACACGACTGACGCTGGTTCTGGAACACATACCGCGCATTCCGTGGCATACGGCCCGAACACTTATGATCTACATTCGTCACTGGAAGTATCGTCATATTGGTCATGGTTTTTTGAACCGATAACCCATCTGTCCGATTTCGTTGACATGGATTTTCCACCGTATGCCAATCTGGAGGTGACTATCACCATTAACGACACGGGTAGCACTGTGAAATGCGGCGCGATTGTGCTCGGATTGTCAAAATTCATCGGTGATACCAAGTCCGGCGCATCGGTTGGAATTGACGACTACAGTGTCAAGACTTTGGACGATTTTGGTAATTACACGATCACAGAGCGTGCCTTCCGCAAGCGTGCCAGCTTCAATCTGCATCTTGACAGATCGGAGACGGAAGGTATCATTAAGGCGCTCAGTCTGTACCGTGCGACCCCAGTTGTGTATGTCGGTAGTTCGGATCGCGAAAGTACCATCATATATGGGTTCTATCGCGATTTCTCAGTGATACTCGAACAGGCCGATTGGTCGGTTTGCAACATAGAAATAGAGGGATTGACATGACAATAAGCGCGTTTCCCACACCAACGCCATCCAGGTCGCAAGCTCAGGATGTGTTTGATGCCGCCATCGAAGCATTCTTGACGCATCTGCCGACTTTTGTGACCGAAGCGAACGCAACGGCCACTGCGATGAATCTGAACAGCACGACCGATACGAGCGCTTCGAGCGTCGCAATCGGCACGGGTTCAAAATCATTCACGGTATCGACCGGCAAGTCGTTCCTTGGTGGTATGTACGTGGTCGTCGCAGATGCGGCCGCACCAAGTACGAATCTGATGGTGGGATCGGTCACATCGTATAACTCAGGCACTGGCGCACTTGTGCTTAACATTGAGTATGTTCGCGGCTCGGGAACACTTACCTCGTGGTTAATTTCACAGTCGGCACCTGCCGCTGACATCGCTGCTCAAGTGCACGGCGCAACCAACAAGACTACGCCGGTCGGCGCTGACGAGATTGGTATTTGGGATAGCGTAAGCGGACTATTGAACCGAGTGTCGTTTACCAACATGTTGAACTGGTTTGCGGCAAAGGGCGGGAGTGCGGCGCAGGCATTCTCCGCGCTTGCCATCAACACAGCGAAGACCACAGTCGCATCTGCGGCGACACCCGATATCTTCGCTGTAACCACCGGGCAGCTTATCGACTACACCGGAACGGCAACCTGTACCGGTTTTGTTGCTGCGCCACAAGCAGGTATGTTCAGGGAATTGTATTGCGCAGATGCGTGCTTGTTCACCGCTGGCGCAAACCTGTTGATCGAGGGCATTCCAAGCGGCAAAACAATCACCCTCGCTGCTGGCGCGTTGGTGCAAGTAAGGTCGATCACGACTACGCAGTTCAAGCTGACGTATAGCGTGTCAGGGACATTCACTGCGACTGGCACAGGCTTTACCGCAAGTATCACCGGCACGGCAAGTTACACCGTAGAAAATGGGGTTGTTAATTTGGCAATTCCGCAGCTCGTCGGGACGTCGAACACGACAGCATTTACGATCACGGGGCTACCAGCGTGCCTAGACAACCAGTTCGCACAGCAGTCCATTCCAATGCGCGTAATCAATTCGGGAACAGTGCTGCATGGCGTTCTTACAATTGAAACGAATCAAATTCTTACTTTCTACAATGGGCCACTTGGCAGCGAGGCATTTACCGCGTCTGGAACGAAGGGCTGTGGCGAATTTTCGATAAACTATAAGCTCGCTTAAAAATGAACCCCTATTCCGAGCGAAAAATTATGAGACACCATCCCGCCCTCGAAGCCGATGCCCACGTACTGGAACGCCTCGCGGTACTCCGCAGGGAGGTACCTAGCTATGGCGTACTGCGCCAAGCCGGCGAGGGCGAAGTAGCCATCGACCCGGCCCACAGAGGGGTGGGCGCCGAGGATGGGATTCTGCTCGTGCCATCTGGTCGGATCGCGCGCGATGTTGCGCGTTTGGAGCCAGTCCAGCGCGTGCAGCGTGAGGTACGTGGCTTCGCGGTAGGTGTCGGCGTCGCGCCACTCGTCGGCACGGGCGGACGAGGCGATGGTGAGAAGGCAGACGAGAATAAACGGTTTCAGCACGATGTGCTCCTATAAGCGTCGAGTGAGTGGTGTAGCAATCGGGAGTATAGGCTCCGCCAACTTACCCGCCCTCCGGCGACCACGTGATGATTATGCGCTTTATTTTTCTATAAGTCAATACTCTTTTTAAGGACTGACCATGACACAGCTATCAGCAAGAACCGCAGTCGCCGACACCTACCCGATACTGTAAATATGAGTGCAATTACCGCAAAGGCGCTGAAAATATAAATACGCGCTGCCGACGCGCGTATTTGATAAAGGATGAATAGATGAACGAGTGCGAACTGAAACGTGATGTCGATACCTGCCCCCAGTCTATCCAGGCCGCCGATCATGCAGTAAAAAAAGTATTTGCGATTCTCGGCGTCGATATCGACAAGCCGGAGAGCGTGGAAGAATTCCGAGAGGATCTGCGCTTCGGCAAGAAATTGCGCAAGGCATCTGACCATGGCACGCTGGTGATGATCGGCGCATTCGTCGGCGGCGTCGCCTACGTCATCTGGACCGGCATTGTAGCTGCGATCAAGGGTCATTAAAGTGGGACTCATTCGCAGCCGCTATAACCCCTACGGTGCGCATCACCAGACCCCACGGACAATCATCGTCCATGCGATGGCTGAATACGTCGAGGTCGAACATGGGCAATACGAACATGCCCCGGATTTTCTGCTGCGAAGTGGATTGTCGGCACACGCCCTGGCCGCGCCGGATGGGATTATTTACCGATGCCGCAACGACGAGCAGGGCGCATATCACGCGCTCGGCTTTAACACCGACTCGCTCGGCATCGAGATCATGGTGGCGGGCCATCACAACTACGCCCAATTCGCCACGGCGATCGCGCACCCCTACCTGACCGACATGCAATACGAGGCGGTGCTCGAGCAGTGCCGCGAATGGCTGCGCCTGCACAGCATTACCCGGGTGACGCGCCACAGCGATATTTCGCCGGGACGCAAGATCGACCCGGGAGCGGGTTTTCCCTGGCAACGTTTTATAACTGATTTGGGTATAAAGGAGGAGTAAACATGGAATCGATCAGCATCGCATCATTTATCGCATTTCTCATCATGTCCACACTTGGTGCGTATTGGCACTACCGCAAGGTATGCAAGGACGGTCGCCATTTTGGCACGTTGCTGGACTATCTGATTGCCGATCATCCGAGCAGATCCGGCGTGACTGGTATAGCCCTACTCGGCGTGAGCTGGACTGCGGCGACGACTGGCACCGCCGACTTCATCAATCCTGAACTGGTTTGGTCTATGCTGATGCTCGGCAAATTGCATGGTCCCAGTATCGCCGTCGCCATCATGGCCTTCGGCACCGGTTATCTGTTCGACTCGCAGATCAACAAGGGCGGGAATGAATAAGCTCGCCATCATCGTTATGGTGCTGGTCGCCGGGCTGGTGTTGTGGTTATTCAAGCCAACCCCTCAGCCAGTGGATAGCTGGCACCCGGCCGAGCCGGACAAGCGCCTGAGCGATGTTCCGAGGGTGGACATCACGCCGCCCAAGGTGCCGGTCTACACCGCGCCGGCAAAGCGCAAACTGAAACTGCCGGACGAGATCAAGGACGACCCGAACAAATACGTCCTGACCTCCGCCCGCCTGCCCAAAGACACCCACCCGCAGACCGTCACAACAGTGATTGACGCGCAGACCGGCGAAGTGCAGACCTTATATCGAAGCGAACCGCATCCATGGCTCGCGGTCGAACAGACCGGCGAGCTACGGGTCGATTACGGCATCAAATCTTGGAGTGGGTTACGGGTTGTCCGGCTCTCACTGCGCGAGGATGTACTGCAGATCAAGTCGTTCCATGCCGGCATTAACGCCTCGATCGATAGTGATGGCGCTTGGTTTGTCGGTGTCGGTGTAGGGTGGAAGTGGTAATGGCCTTGACGATCTTGGGTCGCGATCTGACTGTGACCAGAACACATTTCCCATCTTCATAATCGCTTGCCAAGCTGCACGGTGCCCCAATAAACTCCGGCAGGTAACTACCTAATCGCGTCACATGCTTTTCCGTGGTGGCATCCTGACTATAAAGCAATGCTGCGAACAGGAATATGGCACGCATCACATCGGTCTTTCACAATCGACCGGTAGCCGTTCGAAATGCAACACCGTGCCGCACGTTACGCATTCGCAGATAAATGTAGTTTTTAATCATACGCGTAAAAATCCACCGGTAACTAATAATTGTCGAGTGGTGCTCGGATTCAAACCGATCAAGTCGCAGTATATATGAAAAAGTCCGTTGGCAAAAAATCGCCTCGCGCTTCTGCGATGATCCGGATCTAACAGATCACTTATTGCAGTTCCGAATATGGCTAAAATCAATCGCGTCTCCGGCAAATGCACTGGGGCTTCCGCGTTCCGTGCGATCACTTTTAACATCTGTTGAGGTGAGCATTTGTTCATAATATCTCCTGTGTGTTTTCTGGATTATGCACCTTTGGAGGTGTCTATACCTCGTTAGGCATCGTCACCTAGTATGTCTAAAATTTTAGAAAAAACCGCACGCTGTTCTTTAGAGTATCCGAGCTTGTTATCGTTAAGAGGTCCGCCGATGCATACCAAGAGCAGTCGCACTTTCGATATGCTATCTTTAAAATCAGACACTTCATTGAGCAAATCTTCAATTTGAAGCTGTTGTTTTGATATTAGTGAATAGCATTTAGATCGCTCCTTCACAACTGGCAAACTATCGTGGCAGCGACCCATTTCATGCTCAGTTTCAGCATTAAATACCTGTCCATATCCGCCACACTTGCACTTGCCGATAATAATTTCATCAGTCATAACTCACCTCTTCGTTATTGACAAAACCAGCCTAACTTTTACATCAACGCGGACGGCTTTCAGCCGCCGGTTATGTTGGCGTTAGCCGGCAAGTCCGGTTGCTTCTTCTTCGGCCAGTCGAGCATCTTCACGGCATGCGCTCTCGCAACCCTCACAATCTCCGGGTCTCCGCCCGCCGCTTCGACTGCCGAGGCCCAGAAGCACACGGTTTTCGAGGCGTGCTGATCTTGGCCGCGCAGCAGGAATACCGGCTCATCGTCGGGAATCAAGCGAGTCGTGCCATTGGTGGTAATCGGGTTCATCGCGGGAGCGCGGCCGGCATCGGTAATGCCGAGCACTTCGCGGGCGAGTCGTCGAGCCACCAATCCCTTGTCGGTCGCCATCTGCATGTCCAGTACAAGCTCTGCCAGCTTGCGGGCCGCCGTGGTGTCCTGAATTACGTTGTAATCGCTGCGTGCGTGTTGCATCTTCATTCTCCTTTGCGTTTGCCGGGATTTTTGCTTTTGGCATTTTTATCTCCGTAGTTAAGACGGGGCCTAACCCGTCAATCAACCCGGACTCCGCAAAAGCGCGGAGCCGGTTATTTCTGTTCGTTAGCCGCCAGTATCGCGCCGAGTTTCACTTTTCATATTCACCCCTGCGCCAAATCCTACAGATTATTGACGGCGATGTCAATACCCAAATCAATCAACAGGGATCGAGCTTCACGCACATACCATTCGCGGTCAATGTCGTCCGGCACGCTGTCTGTCAGATCCATAAGCGGAACGCAACCCTCCGTTCGTGCAACCAGTCCGCCAGCTGGTGTGATTATGCAACCTGTCGAGCCTGCCGAATAGTACCAGCGCACTGCCTTGCCCAAGTATCGAGCCTGGGATAACGCTTGGTCACGGGTGGTGGCATAGATGGCGCGAACTTCATCGCTGGTAAGCCCTTCGATGCCACAGAATGTCCGCATCATCGTGAGTGTGGTCGATTTCGGCGGCACGGCGGATGCCAAATACGATCCACCACCTTTGACTTGTCGCACATAGACAAACTGCCGCACATCCTGGCACGCGTACACGGTGTCACGTAATGGCACGCCATTGGCCAAATATGCTACGACCGCATCGACGCACACTTGGCCGGTTGGATTGGGCCAGCCGGACGCGCCCGGCTCCGGTGGGGCAAATGCGCCTTTGAGTTTTACCGTACCGTCCGGTTTGACTGCGATAAAACTGTTCACATCACGACTGGCAAGCATTGTGTAATCAGTACGCTCAGTCTCAAACCGTGTGACCGACTCCCACCACGCAACACACTGGTCGCGCAGCCATGCCATATCGCGCCGTGTGCGTAGCACGATACCGTCCGTGTTGGCACTTACCACCTGAATACTATGCAGCTCCAACATCTCGATCAGCATGAGCAAAGCAAGCTGCCCGGTTACGGTGACTTGTATCATTTCAGTCGGTGCGTAAAATATCGACCACATGCTACCGAGCTTTCCGAACGTGCCATTAAGAAGCGTCTTGAGACTGTTGGCGGTTTTTTTATCGCCGCTACGTTTTGCAGCAAGTCGGCGATCATACCACTGCCGGTAAATGTTCTGGAATTGCGGCCCGATTTGCTGCGGCGCGATACCGGTGCGCAAGATCAACGATGGATAGTAGCTCGCAACGTCAAAATCCGTCAGTTCGTATTGATTGTCGGCCAGATGCACAATTTGCGACTCGGTGCTATGCAGCCCGCCGATGCCCATTTTGTATGCGCTGCTTCCGATGCGGATAAGTGTGTTCGCCAATTCGTCCGGCATATCAACGCCGCCAGACATGGACACGGTGAAAGCGTTGCGGTCGAGCAGTTGCAGAAGTTGCAAGTGCTGGAAATGCAACCATTCTGGCGGCTGATATTTGAACTGCGTGCCGGGTGAAATATATGGACGTTCGACTTTGAACGGCAATGTCTGCTTCATCACAGCTTCGGCAATCTGCGCGTCTGATTTACTGCGCAGATCAACACCGTATTCGGCACTCATATTTTTGCGCAGATCGAGTTGCGCTTGAAACGTGTCGTACAACTCGCGGGTGGTGTGCAGATCGTTGTCACAGTAATCGCGCAACAATACTATCTGCCACCATGCCAACGGTAGATTCGGATCGAACGGCAAGTCTTGCAGCTTGCGAGAATGCATCTTTGCGCCGTACATCTTGAGACTTGCCTGTCCTGGCGCGACCTCGATCATGTCGATATGATCGCACCATTCCAACAGGTCACGGGTTATCTCCCACGCACGCTTGCCACCAACAATGATAGCATCGGATGCAGCCTTGAGCGTAGCGTTGTCGTGACCTTGCAGCGCGAGGCTCACAATAGGTATGTCGTAGCTAATACCGTTGAAGCTGACTATTGTGTACTGACTCAATGCGCGACGCAGACCGGCAATATCGAGCGTACCGCCCGGTGTCAGTTGGAACACTTCACCAGTGTCAAATTTGCACAGCCAATAATTCGGATAGCATTCGGTATCGAACACGCTGATGGAGTGTGAGACGTGTGCCAGTTGTGCCGATGCACCGCACCACGGGCACTCCATTGCGTCTGGATCGTAACCGTGATCGCACGCTTCACAGATTAGACGGCTCATCCGCACACCTCGATCCGCACGATTTCACCTGGAGGCACACCCTCTTTGACGTAATACTCGCCCATTGTGGTATTGGACAAATGAACTCTATGCAGCACATGATGCACGCCGTCTATGAGCACACGGTTGCCGAACCATTTGATATATTCGCCATTGCGGTTGCCGCCGACAATCATAATCTTACCCAATTTTCACCCCGTTGATTGCGTTGATCGCAACCTGTGCGAGTATCGCCGGGCATTTGTCGCTTTCGCTGATGAGTGTCAAAGCGGCGAGCATGTTGGCGTGTTGTTTTTGTAAATCGGCCTGTTCAAACGCACTCATTGCGTGATTAGAACGGACACGCATCGACTCGCCGGCCAATATGTTCCAACGGGATATCGTCATCATGTACTCCTTCTCTTTTTGCTTGGTTATAATACCCGTGCGGGTGATGTTCACAATATTTGCTTCCCTTGCGATGCGGCACGCCTCTTGCTGATAACACCGGATAGCCAGTACACCAGCATTTGATCTGATTCGGCAATTCCTTGAGTATTCGATGCTTGTCAACCATCCACTTGCGCGCTCCACACGACGGACAGCGTGGCATGTAGCGGGGCGCTGCGTACAACGCCGGCAGCTTGGCCAAGCTCTTACGGGCGAAACATACTCGCCCGTTAATCCTGTTGATACAGCGGCATTGGATGGTCACTGCGCACCACGCTTCGTCAACTCGCGCTCGATATACCATTTCGCCTTGCGCAAATCTTCGATGGCGTCTTGTTTTAGGTCCGCACGCCAGATATATTTGACCGCATTTCCGAGATTGAAACCCATGTGTTCCGTGACCCGGATACACTCAATGCCGCTCGGATGTGACGTGTAGTGCTTTGGATGATTCACGGGGTCAGAACTCGAATCTCGGATCGCAAGAATATCGGCGTCCTGAACCGGACCCGAAAGCGGGATAATGTTTATCCCCGTGTAGGTGTGCGACACATCTACCGGCAATCCGAGAAGATGTGGTGGATTTGGGTCGCCCTCATAGCGTGCGGTACACACATAATGATGGTCAGCGTCCTTCAAATGACTGATGTGTGAGAACGCTTCTTTTGACATCGTCCAAATAGCGCGTTTTCCAAGAGGTGCCACCTCTTGCTTCATCTCGATCAGTTTTTCTAAAGTTACATTCATATCATCCCCTCACGTTGTCACCGAAGCGGCCCACTGTGTAAGCCGGGCCGCTTGAGTTACAGCACGCGCCTAGCGTGCTAGGCTCACACCATATAGCCTTGTTGACGCAGCATGTCGTCCGTCCAACCCTGTGCGACAAATGCTTCATACGGTGCGCCTGACGCCTTCGCAGTCATTTGACGTGGCACTGGCACGTTGAGGATGGCGGGATTGGGCACGATGGGAGCTGGAGCCGCATGTGTCGGTGTCGGCGTTGGGGCTGCGAACTGCGGAGCCGCTGCAGTCACAGGTTTTGCGCCAGCGGGCAATGCCGCACCGCCGAAGCCGATCTTGGTCGTGTCAACATCCGTTGCGATACGTTCACCTTCGCCCACCAGCGCGACAGCGATGGGGTTGAGGTACACTCCAGGCGTTCCATTCGGGACGAGTTTGTTGCCCGCCACGCTGCCAAACACTTGGATGTAGTAGCCGGGGACGATTGCGCCGTCCGGCAATTCGACCTCACCTGTGGCATTGACGCGCTTGGGCAACCAGCCTTGCGAGAACCAGATGACCCAGTGGCCGGGATGGCCTGCCTTGTCGCAGGGGCGCTTGCCTGCTTTGTTGACCACTGTGCTGTCGCCGTCGATGACTTTCCACGAGAACGATGGCGAGGTCACGGAGGTCGGGTGGGCCGCTGCGCCGGTTTCGTAGATGACCTTGCCCCACGGGGTTTGCGACCAGTGTGTCTCGCCACCCTTCGGAATGGCGAACGCGAAAGAACAGTCGAACATCGGCTGGCCGTCTTTGCCGATCTTCTGTTGCTTGGTGTGATCGTCCATGACGGGGAACAGTTTGTCGAGACTGCCGCCGACCATGCGTCCGGCTGGAAATAAAATATCAGGCATAATTAAAGCTCCTTTGTAAGTTGTGGGTATGTTGCAGGTGCTACGGACGGATGGCGAGCCAAGCGGCAAGCCGTGTTACAGGACTACGTTTGACGCGATCCCACGAATTTTCACCTTCGCTCTCACGAGCGATACTCCCCGGTACAGCATCGAGCACTTGATGCACTTGTTCGAGCATCTCGGACGCGTCCTTGCTCTGCTTTGCGTTGTACTCGCTGGTTTGCCTCGCGGACATCAATTGCTTTTCGAGTTCGGCGATTTTGAGGTTGGCCGTTTTCAACTGTGTCGAAAGTGCCGGAGTTTTTGCCATTTGTGTGTCTCCTTTGTAAGTTGTGGGTATGTTGCAGGTGCTACAGTAACGCAAATTGACGGTCGTGTCAAGCGGTTATTAAGCCGCAGCATTTGCGGCGTTTGTTCCACATGGCGCAATTGTGGGTACTGCAATTGCGGTCGGACGTATCGATAAGTTTTACGAGTTCGTCCGCATTTTTAGGATATACCAGTGCCGCAGATGTTATTGCTTGTGACATTATGGCGACTGACACGAGACGTATTGGGCACACCTTATTCATGCTCCACCTCCACCAAATATCCGACGCGCCACGCTTCCATCGTCCTCGACCAGATTGACCTCACCAGACGAACGCTCGGAGCATGCCGCTACGATATCAGACGACAATCCGGCTTTACGTGCTTGGTTTGGCGTGATACATCCTGGTTTGCTCAGATCGACACCCAATGCTGCGCCAAGTGTAATGACCTCTGACACCTCGGCGACCCATTTCTCGCGTCCAGCCCCCGCCTTGAGTGTGAATCCTGGCACATTAACACCTCGACGCGCCGCTGCGATCAAATCCTCGGTGATACCGGACTCCATTTGCTTGAGGTGATCGGCTGCACGGCGTATCTGGCGTAAACGCACCGCCTTGGCTTCGACAGACGCATAGAGAGGGACGGTGCTGCCTGACAGGTACAGCGCGGATTGCTCCATGTGCAACGCGGATTCGCAGACGTGACGTGCTGGGCACTTGTAGCACTGCGGGCCGGTTGCGCATTGTGCGTCAGGTTGCTCGGCTGCGTGACAAGCCGTGGATAACACCTGTGCATAATCCCGCAGTTGGTTGCCATCAATAATCCACTCGCGCACCGGCCCGTCTCGGTGATACGAGCGGGGTTGAATGATTTGTAGGATGACGCTCACGGTTGGCAAGTAACTCGGCATTGAGCCAATGGCGTAGGCGATCAGTTGCCAATTCATCACAGGTGACACGTACCTGTGACCAAATTTGTAGTCGGCCACAAATAGCGTGCCGTCAGTCGGGCCGCTTGATAGGTCTGGTGTACCGTGACAGTCACGGTGTATGACAAGGCACTCAATGTGTTGCTCAATGCGCGCTCCCGCCAGATACGGGGCGACGGCTTCGGCATAGAGTTGCGCGCCTTCGACCATCTCTTCGGTCACCGCTACGCCATTGCTGGTGAGCGACCCAACCTCCATGTACCAGCCGTCTTGAACGAGCCGTTGGGCCACTTCATGCGCTGCCGTGCCTTCGCGTGACGCATCGGTATCGTCCTCATCCAGAGTCAGACCTGCGGCTCGCGCCGCGCGGATCAGGTTGTACGACCCCGGGCAGGCAACGACGCGGGAAAGGCCGGACGGGGCGAAGGGAGCGTGGTCACTCATGCTTGGCCTCCGCTCGTAAAATCAAGGGTCAGGGGCAACCCTTCACAGATGGGGATCGGTTCGGAATGCCGATCAATACGCACGAAGGTTTCACCATCTTCGATATACACTCTGACGCGGATTCCGCGCTGAGATTCGATTGCGACTACCTTCGCATCCCCCTCTCGTGAAGCCCACAGGGTAACGGCGCTCATTTGCACACCTCGTCAATCCGTGCCTTCACCGCTTCGACCAGGTCGGGGCGCGCACCAAGTGCGGCCAGGTGTGGCAGGCCAAACTCAGCAGTGATCGCCAGCAACTTATCCTGCGGCAATTTTCCCGCCACCAGCATCGGCGTGACGTACTTCATCAAGTCGGCAAATGTGAGGGGCACGTCTACTGCGTCCAGTTTGGCCTGCATTTCGGCAAGCGTGGGCGCTGGAACGGGCGCTGGAACGGGCGCTGGAACGGGCGCTGGAAGCGGCACATAGTTCTCCATATTGTTTGCCTCGGTATATGCGCCGAATACGGCAGCCAGCGTCGGCCCAGCCGCGCCAGCACCGGCCATCGCTTCCAGCTTTACCGCATCGGCGTCAAGCTCGGGCGAGCCGTGCGTCTGAGGTACCGGCACTGGTATCGCCTGCACCGCGCGCAACTCCGCCTCGACCGTCGCCACCAGTGCGTCGTTCACGCCGCGCATCTTGCGCCATGTGCCATCTGCAACTTTGGCGCGGCTGGACGAGTGAATGCGCTTGTCCCACGGCAGGCCAGCAGAGTCGAGTTCGGCGGAGGCTGGGATGGGTGGAGCTGGAGCAATAAATCCCTCGGTGGCATAAATGCGGTCAGATGCCTCAGCGGATAACGGAGGCAACGTATCGCCACAACCATCACCCGTGCAGGCCAAACCTTCCAAATACCGCTGCGTCGCCGTCGGTCCGCTCAATGTGACCTGTTCATCTCCGACAATCAAGCGCAGTACCGCTCGCTCGGTATCGGTCAAATTGTCGATGTTGCTGATAGTAATACTTAAGCTCATGGTGGGTTCCTCCACAGTGGTTATTAAAAATATAGTTGACGCGGAACAGATCATAATGGTACATTGACCGTGTTGTCAATAACTTTATGAGGAGGTATGAGACAGATGCGTGCCGAAGCAGCGTTATACAAAGGCGACACGTTGGAAATGATGAGTCGGTTCGCGGATCGGTCGATTGACATGATTCTATGCGACCTGCCGTATGGGACGACCGCGTGCAAATGGGATATGGTGATACCGTTCGAGCCGTTGTGGGAACAGTACAGACGCATCATCAAGCCGAACGGGGCGATTGTGTTGTTTGGGTCGCAACCGTTTACCTCGGCATTGATTACCTCTAACCTGTCGGCATTTAAATACGAATGGATTTATGAAAAGACAAATCCGAAAGGTTTTTTAAGTGCCAAACGCAGACCTCTCACGGCGCATGAAAACATATGTGTTTTTAGTTTCGGCTCTCCGCCTTATTTTCCGCAGAAATGGGCGATCCCAGAGCATCTACGTACAAAGAGAAAGCACGCCACATCAAAACATTCAGGTGAATGTTATGGTGATCGAGAATTAAAAAGGTGGGATGACGATGGATCTAGGTTTCCAACAAGTGTAATTGGTTTTAGCAATCGAGTCGGACGAAATGAAAATCACCATCCGACGCAAAAACCATTAGCGCTTATGGAATATCTTATCCACACCTATACCAATGAATCGGACCTTGTGCTCGACAACACGATGGGGAGCGGTACGACCGGCGTTGCATGTATGCACACCAAACGCTATTTTGCAGGGATAGAGCGCGATGACAAGTATTTTGCCATTGCGGAGCAACGCATCGACGCAGCACCTTGGGGCGCACCTAAATGACCGTCCAACTCCGACCCTTCCAAGCCGACCTGTCCGCCCGTATCTCCGAAGCGTGGCGTGATGGCGCGCGTGATGTACTCGGTGTACTACCGTGCGGTGCCGGTAAATCGGTCTGTGCAGCACATTTCCTATTGCACGAGCCATCCGTGTCGGTATTTGTCGCGCATCGTGCTGAACTATTGTCTGGCGAGTCACTTGCACTGGCACGTAATGGAGTGCGGCATCGTGTCATTGGTCAGCCAGCGTTGCGGCGCGAGTGTTCACGCAGGCACGTTGCGGAGGGCTTGTACGATCACGTTGACCATCGCGCCAGCGTCGTCATTGCCAGCGTGCAAACTCTCGTAGGGTTGCCAGACAGCGACCCGTTGTGGGCCGAATGCCGCTTGCTGGTACTCGATGAAGTTCATCACCAAATAAAAGGCGGGGCGCATGGCAAGGTGCGCGAGAAGATGGTCAATGCCCGCGCGCTCGGTTTGTCAGCCACACCGATACGCGCGGATGGTAAGGGATTGGGTCGTCACGCTGACGGCTACATGGATGTATTGCTCGAAGGCCCGAACGCGCGCTCCATTGAGCTCATGGGCTTCCTCGCCCCACACGTCATCTATGCGCCGCCATCCGACCTCGATCTGTCCACCGTGCCGGTCGCCGCATCCGGTGACTACAGCCCGAAACCACTCGCCGAAGCGACGCGTAAGTCGCACATCCTGGGCGACGTGGTTGACCATTACCGCAGGCTGGCAGATGGCTTGCTCGGCATGACGTTCTGTGTTGATGTGGAGAGTTGTGTCGCGGTCGCCGTCGCGTTCCGTGCTGCCGGTGTGCCTGCCGAGGTGGTCACAGGTAAGACCCCGCCCGACGCACGCAACGCCATATTCCGCAAATTCCGCAATCGTCAAATCCTGCAACTGGTGTCATGTGAGATCGCTGGCGAAGGATTTGACTTACCGGATGTGGAGGTCATTTCGTTGGCCCGTGCATCGGAATCCTATACGCTTGCCACGCAACAGATCGGTCGGGTCAAACGTGCGTTGCCGGGTAAGACCAAAGGGATCGTCATCGACCACGTGGGCAATACGACACGGCACTGTCAAGCCAAGCGATGCGCCCAGACGGGAGAGTGGTACATCGCGGTCGGTGAGCGCGAGTGGACGCTCGATCGGCGTGAGCGGCGCAGTGCCAGCAACAAACCAACCGTAGCTATCACAACATGCCCCATGTGTCTGCGCAGCTACGAGCGCGTGATCGGGCGCAAATGCCCATATTGTTCACACGAGACGCAACCGTCTGGGCGCAGCGCGCCGGAGCAGGTGGATGGGGTATTGAGTGAGTTGGACCCCGCTGCGCTCGCGGCAATACAGCACGGCATTGCGCATGTGGATGGTGCGCCGACGATACCGTGGGGTGCAACACCCGCCATCCAGGGTGCGGTAGTTAAACGGCATCGTGAGCGACAAGAAGCACAAGTGGCGTTGCGTCAGGCGATGGCCGCGTGGGCGGGCAGTCTGACGCAAGAGCAAGATGCGGATAGCGTGGCGCGATTGCAGCGGGAGTTTTATCTGACGTTTGGCGTAGATGTCGGCATGGCGCAAACGCTAGGGCGCACCGAGGCGGAAGCGTTACGTGAAAGGGTTGACAACACGGTCAACTTGCCCCACAATGCACCGCACCATACGACTGAGGAGTTTACCAAATGAAGTTGACCACCACACTTGCGCTGTTGCGCCAAAATAATGCGTGCGAGCGAGGCTACAATCTCATCGCCAACCATGTCGGCCGAGACTTCACCGGCCAGATCGACCTGCGCACCATATTGGAGGTGAACGGTCAATCTGACTGCTTGTGGGTCTTGCGCTCCACGGAGCAATCGGAGGGAATACTCGTTGCTGTAGCATTTGCCATTTATTGCGCCGAGCCATACTGCGCGGACGAGGCGTGGCGCACATGGGCTACGAACTGGATGAACGGTTCGGATAGATCGCAAAAGGCGGCGTGGGCGGCGGCGTGGGCGGCGGCGGAGGCGGAGGCGGCGAGGGCGGCGGCGAGGGCGGCGGCGTGGGCGGCGGCGAGG